TTTACAGAACGTAGCAAATATCTGCGTGATTTAGGTATTCCATTAAATACTGATTCTACATTAAATGGTCAGTTTGTATTTTTATCTGAACGTGCTAGTGAATTATTACATCCAAATATTATTGCAGATAGAACAATTTGGGACGTATGTGCATTTACTTTAGGTGCTAAATCGATTGATGATTTTGATAAGCGTACGTTTGTTGAAGCATCTATGATGTTGCGCAATCAATATGATTTGGTTATTTATGTATCTCCACGTGGAGTTGATGTTGAAAATAATGGTGTTCGTGAAACAGATCCACAATATAGACGTAAAATTGATGATGTTATTAAATTATCATTAGCTGAGTATCCACCAAACAAACTAATTGAAGTTGAAGGTAATACAGATGAACGTATTGCTACTATTTTGCAGAATTTGTAATATTTATCGTAAATAACTAACTAATGGCAGAATTTAACTATAGCGACTACGTTGCTAAAATGGCACAAAGAAAAGGACCAATGCATGAAATGGATACTGATCATAATGATGCAAATCAAATAACTAATTCATATTTAAATCAAGTTGAGTTATCTTCAGAAATTAATGAATCAGAAACAATATACGAGTTTGGTAGTGATGGTAACTGCTATAGAATAGATGACGAAGGTAATCGTGATATAGTAAGTGATAGCTATTGCCAAAGATACGGTGGTCAAGGTGTACGTGAAGATGATACCATGGATGATAATGAAGATTCTTCAGTAGAAGAAGTAATTGACGATACTGATGTTGAAGTAACAGATGACGAGTTTGGTTCATCTGATTCTGATAAAGAACCTACAAAGAAAGATATTAAAGCAGCAGAAAAAGAATTTAATTTATCAATCCCACAAGCGGGTGATTCAGGTACTGCTGATTCTGCTTTAGAAAAAGCTAAACAAATTATTAAAATTAAAGTTGGTAAACTTTTAGCTCAACCTAAAGGACAAAGATCAAAATCACCAGATCTTATAGTATTAAGACAATTTATTCAAAAACCAGAAATCAAAAAAGCATTTAAAGCTCGTGGTTTAGATGTAATGGATTTTGTAAAAGATGTAATAGCATAATTATGGCAGAGAAAATAAAATTAGCTTCATTAATTAAACCATTAAAAGAAGCTTCTGACAATCCAGAAGGTGATGCTTTAGTATTACGTGTTTTACAAAACATAGCAAAAAAGTATGACTACCCAGTATCACAAGCAGCTCTGTTTGTTAAAGAAAGAATAAAAAAATTAGGATACTAATGAGAAAATATATTATACCCATTGGTTTTTTACTTGCTTTACTTTTATCATTATCATGGTTAATATTTGATAAAATATCAAATGTTGGATTATCAAATGAATTTAAAGCGAAACAAGATAGTTTAGTTGCCGCAGTTGATTCAATGCAATTAGTAATAGCTAAAGAAGATAAAGTAATTGATTCATTAAATCAAGTTGACATTATGTTAACTTATAAATTAGCACATCAAAAAGCTAAAGTAATAAAAATAAAAGAAGTAGTTGAAGTTGAAGTTGATAGAGTTAAAAATTTAAAAGGTGTAGAATTAGTATCTCACTTTAATCAACGCTACCCAGCGGATACAGTAAGTAATCTGTTACCTATTGCTCAACCAGTATTATCTTCTGCTTCTCAAGACTTAGCTAAATTTGATGGTTTAAAACAAGAAGTAGTATTAAAAGATAGTTCAATATTTACTTTAGAATCTAAAGTTACACTAAAGGATAGTGTTATTGTTGAGTTTCAATCTAAGGAAAATATTTATAAGAACATGGTTGCTAATCAACAAACTCAAATTAAAGATTGGAAATTTCAATATAATACATTACAATTAGAAAATACTAAATTAAAAACCAAGAATAAGTTTACTAAAATTGGTGCTGGTTTAATAACTGGTGGTTTAATTTATTTAATGTTAGTAAAATAACAATGCCCCGCTATAGTCTCAGTATTATAGCTCTCTAGCCCAACCCCGTAAGGTTGGGCTTTCTTAATTTTCATGTATATTTATATATATAAAACCTGTTATGGCCGAACAAAATATAAAAGATGTAATTAAACAAGAGTTCCTTAAGTGTGCTAGTGATCCTGTTTATTTTATGAAAAAATATTACTGGATTCAACATCCACAAAGAGGTAGAATTCAATTTGGGTTATATCCTTTTCAAGAAAAAGTATTACACTTATTTAAAACTAATTCCTACTGTATAACAAATAAATCTAGACAATTAGGTATTTCTACTCTAGTGTCTGCTTATTCGCTATGGTTAATGTTATTTAATAAAGATAAAAATGTACTTGTAATTGCTACTAAGCAGGAAACTGCTAAGAATATGGTTACTAAAGTGCGTTTTGCTTATAATAATCTTCCTTCATGGTTGAAACTAAAAGCAACAGAAGATAATAAATTATCTCTTAGATTACAAAATGGTTCTCAAATTAAAGCAGTTTCAGCATCTGGAGATGCAGGTCGTTCAGAAGCCGTATCTTTACTTGTAATAGATGAAGCCGCGTTTATTGAGAATATTGAAGATATATTTGCTTCTGCTCAACAAACCCTAGCCACCGGAGGTGGATGTATAGCTATATCTACTCCATTTGGTACTGGTAACTGGTTTCATAAAACATGGGTTAGATCACAATCTGGAGAAAATAAATTTGTACCTATTAAATTACCTTGGACAGTTCATCCTGAACGAACACAAGAATGGAGAGACGAACAAGATGGATTATTAGGACCTAGAAATGCAGCACAAGAGTGTGACTGCGATTTTACAACTTCAGGAGATACTGTAATTGAACCTTCAATTTTAAATTTCTATATAGATTCATTTTTAAAGGAACCAATGACCAAAAGAGGTATTGATGGTTCACTTTGGATTTGGGAACCAGTTGATTATTCAAGAAACTATGCTGTAATAGCTGACGTAGCTAGAGGAGATGGAAAAGACTTTTCATCATTTCATATTATTGATACTGAAACAGCAACACAGGTTGGAGAATTTAAACAACAACTATCAACACGTGATTTTGGTAATATGTTAGTTTCAATTGCTACAGAATACAATGATGCTTTGTTAGTAATTGAAAATGCTAATATTGGTTGGGCAGTTATCCAACAAGTAATAGATAGAGGATATAAAAATTTATATTATTCTCCAAAAATGGATATGGCGATGGGAAATGTTGAACAATATCTTACTAAATTCGAAAATGGTCAAGGTATGGTTCCTGGATTTACTACTTCTCTTCGCACAAGACCACTTGTTATCTCAAAGATGGTGTCGTATATTCACGAGAAGGCTTGTACTATACAATCTAAACGATTACTTGAGGAATTAAGAACATTCGTTTGGAAAAATGGTAAAGCACAAGCGCTAGATGGGTATAATGATGATTTAGTGATGGCTTGGGGTATAGGAATGTTTTTAAGAGATACAGCGTTATCATTTAGACAAACAGGATTAGATATGGCTCGAGCATCAATTAATGGAATTTATCGAGCAGGTAACGGGAATAGAACCCCTGTTTATTCTCCTTCGGGTCATTACATACCTAATCCTTACGAAATGGAACTACCTCACGACCAATCAGAAAGTATAAATTGGTTGTTAGGTTAATAAATATTTATATAATATATAAACAATAATATGGCTGAAAATACTTTTTTTGGTAGATTAAAAAAACTCTTTTCCACAGATGTGGTAATAAGAAATGTAGGTGGTAATGAGTTAAAGGTAATGGATGCCGATGGTATTCAACGACTTGGAGTAGTCCAAACAAACTCAATATATGACAGATATAGTCGTCTTTACACTACATCAGGTGGTTTAAATTACGCCTACGCTCAACAGTTAATGTATCCAACTACTAGGATTCAATTGTATGCTGATTACGAAGCAATGGATACAGATGCCATCTGCGCTTCTGCTTTAGATATCGTATCCGATGAATGTTGCTTACGCAATGAACAAGGTGAAGTATTACAAATTAGAAGTAGTGATGAAACAATTCAAAAGATTTTATATAATCTGTTTTATGATGTATTAAATATTGAATTTAATTTATGGTCTTGGACTCGTAATATGTGTAAATATGGCGATTTTTATC